CTTGTAAATATTTTGTAGGTTTCTTCGAAGTTTGGCCGCAGCGTCTACCTGCATAGACATCATGTCTTCTACTTTTGATTTATTATCTGTAGGTTTTTTATCTATAACCTTTTTATTGGTTTCGTTAATTGCGGCTCCTAGATCAAAAGGCGTTCCGGCATCACCACTAGAGTACATGCTTTCATCCGGGTTCATGCCATCATAACGAGCAGGGCCATACACTTTAGCATCGTACTCATAGTCAGAACCATACATGCTTTCATCCGGGTCAGTCGGGTCTGCGTCCTGCATCGCAAGAGTTTTTTCCACCATTTCATCAGCCGCAAGCTGGGCTCTTTCCATTCGTCTTCTTTCTACTATATCCCTACCTACCCCAGAGCCTGCGGCTAATGCTTCCCCAATAGGATTAAAGATGTCTGTAAAGTTTTTAAAGTTTTCTTTCACCGTTTCTCTTGATCTTGTGCGGGGTACTTGAACAACAGGATCAGTAGATACCTGCGTATATGGATTTTGGTCCGTGGACCGCATAGCAGCATTCATGATCTGTGGACCAGACGCAAGAATACCTTGAGGCTGACGGGACATCCCCGGTACACGAAACATTGGACGATTAAGTGGTGGTCTTGCCATTATCTATTTCCTTATTGTCCCGGGAACCCCCGACCTTGATTCATCTGACCATAGGCGCCAAGACCAGCAATGCCAAGACCCATAAGCTGAGAAGATGTGCTTGGCGGAGGTGTTGTTGTAAGACCTGTTGTCTGTGTCAATGCTGGAACACCTTGGAAGATATCTGACATATAACCCAGTTGCTGGAAAGGAAGATTCTGCTGCGCCATAAGATTCTGCTGCTGCATATTTGCTATATTCTGAGCTTGCTGCTGTGATAGACCCCCCGTTGACAACAATGCATTAATGTCTTGGATGTTCATTTGCTGACCCATCTGACCTAGGCCCGCGATACCCTGTCCTATCTGACCTGCCTGCCCGCCAAGTGCGCCTGCGGTGGCACCGAGTTGCCCGGTAGCTGCGCCGATCTGACCGATCTGTGAACCAAGCGCGCCGATCTGACCGCCGAGCGCACCATATTGACCAGCCAATGTGCCGGCCTGCCCCGCTTGCTGAAGCTTTTGTTGTGCTGCTTGTTGTGCTGCTTGCTGCGCCTGTGCAAATCCAGCGGAGCGAAGCTGTGACCCAGTTCGTGCCTGCTGTTCCATGACATTGCGGCCAATTTCTGCCTGCGCTACGCCCTGCCGTGCGCCGCCAAAGGCTCCTGAACCAACGGCCTGCGCCCCTAAGTTCTGTTCTTGAATCTGTCCTTGCCGTGCAATGTCTTTATATTGTTGTTGAATGACGTCATCCATGTATGGATCCATGAATGCCTGATAATCAGTCGGGCTATAAGTTGCCCCGCCGAGCATTTGAGCGGCTATATCTGCTTGTGTTATACCCTGTTGTACACTGCCGGTGCCATGCTGAACCGTACTAAGCCCAGTGCCCATAGTGTCAACACCGGTACTAACTGCGCCAAGACCAGTACCAACTGCGCCAAGACCAATCCCCATTGCTTGCTCGCCCTGCTGCAAGTATGGCTGGTAGGAGCCAACGCCCTGCATAGCTGCATTAATTGCCTGCTGCTGCCCTTGGCTAAGATCAACAACCGTACCCGGAGCATAGGGCATTGTAAGACCCTGCCCACCTTCAGACACAGGCTTGAATAAATTTTGAGTAGACTCAAAAATATTCTGTAAATACTCTTCCTGAAACGCGGGAAGACGCTGGGTGATTTCTTGTGTTTGTGTAGGCATTACGCTGTGGCCTCCAATTCCGCCATCATATCATATAACCGGGCGGCTCCGACATCCCTGTCTCCACCACCAGCGCCGCGAACTGCTTGCGCCGTTAGTACGAACTCACCGTCGGATAAACGGGCAGGGACAGAATCGGATGTCCCGGTTCCCGGTCCATCAACTTCGCCTCTTACAGCTACATCATACCCCATTTTTTTGTGTTGGTACATAGCTCCATGTGCATCGGGGTGATCAACCATTGCACCACCATGTGCATAACCGGGGATACGTTGGTACATATCATTGCTATAAAGGTTCTGACGCTCTTCAGTCATTGCCTCACGATAGCGTTGTGCATCATCCGGGTCTTTGAGATTAAGAACTTCCCCTGTTTCTGGGTCTACAACATTAATATCAAATCCAGTTACGTCAGCATATGGGCGTTGTGGCCTGCCGGGATCATCCGGTTGCCCTGCTAAAAGACTTAGCCCTGAAGAAGCTAAAGAAGCGGTTAAAAGCGGATTTTCACCCATAAAGTCAAGCAAGCCGCCGCTAGATCCAGCGTTAGACCCACCACCTGTCACCATGCCTTCGCTCAAATCCCCCGCTACCTGAGTAGGTACTTGACCCGCGCCTCCGTAAATTTGGTTTTGTAGGTAGCTAGGTGGAGATCCAGCGCCGCCACCCATTTGTAAGCCTTGTGTCATTGAAGGAGACATGAAAGATCCAACGCCATACGCCATTGCAGCATTTTTTAAAGCATCGTTCACAGACTTACCTGCGGCTAAACTACCAAGGCCAGCGCCACCGGCAGCGCCGGCAGCAGCCGACAAACCCATTGCGGGAGCAAAATAAAACCCAGCCGCCGTAGCCAAAATAGGTAGGAGGTCGCCTTCGCCAAAAATATCTTCAGCGCTGCCGAGTCCTAATGCTTTTCCGAGATCACCAAAAATAGCCATATTATGTCACAATCTTTACTGTACCAGCATTATTATACAGTGCTCCTGTCTCAAGTCCAGCGGCACTTGTAGGTAGTTGCGTTAAGGTAAGGGTTGTCCCCCTCATGTCGCCCGGATTACGTTCTTGTTGAATATAGCTATCCAAAGCTCTTATTAAATCCTCCATATAAGCCCTAGTGTATTCTTGTGGAGCTTCGGGGAGTCTTGGCGGCGGTAGCGCACGAGATGACATTAGCGCCTCCCGTCTTGACGAAGATCTACACGAGGTGTTCCAAGCTTCCAGCGCACACCAGTCTCACCAGAATCAACGCGAAACGCGAAAGACCTACCACGAACGCGAATGTTTAGGTTTTCTGTAAACTGTTCAACCGGCGCCGTTGTTGTTCTAGTTGATGTCTTTGTATCTGTTTGCAGGTAATTCCCGCCGGGGTAGTTTCTTGTCTTAACAGTGAAGTCTACCGCCGGGTTAATTGCTGTTGAACCCTCGAACTTGATGTCAGGTATAAGCCTGCTAAGAAACGTAAACCGCTCCCCATCGCCAACGTCAATCTGACTGGACTCAATGTAAGACTCCATAGCCGCGCCATCGTCATCTTGTCCAATCTCGTGGTTGTAAAGATAATTTCCACCTGCCGCGATAGGGTATTGACGAATACCACGATCAAGCCACGCGCTTCTACTCATTGTTCCATAATACCACAGCTTTTCTAAGTAGTTGTAAATTACATATCTGTCATTCTCGTCCGAGTTTAATGACGGGTAGAACCAAATCACCTCGCCCCACTGTGAGTTTACACCAGACACAACTTTTTCTGACTGCTCTTTGTTAAAGTCTGTAAAAACATGATCTCTAACTGTGCAAGGCAACTGAGTTGTTTGACCGGCATAGACATAGAAGTTATCAATACCCATCCAGAACACAAAGTCTTCTGTAGCCACGGCGGCTTTTGGCCCTATAATTGTGATGTTTGAAGCAAGCTGTTGCAAGCCAAATGTAAATGGAGGTCCAATAAAACGCAGTGAGTGAAGTGATTTATCGGTCCAAACCAGAACCTCACGTTTTGTTTCTACTGCCTGAACAAACGTAGACCCAGAGCCGAGGCGCAAGTCACCCGCTGTGTTGGTCGCAGTTGCCGTCCAATCGGTGATTGATTCTTGATCAGAAAAACGGATCAGCAAGTTATCTTGATCTGTGCTGCCCTGTGCATTACAGCCAAAGGCTATAACATGTCTATCCAAATCAGAAACCAAAACCTGCTTTGCAATGATCGGCGTGTTGGAAGCTCCACCTAAAGTTCCAATTTCTACAGCCCTTGAAGCCAGACTGTTGGTTTTGTCCCAGTAATAAATGCCGCCATCACGCGGGTTAATAATCAGGTCTTCACCAAAATTATCATGCGACCAAAGACGAAGCTCCGATACCGGTATGATACCACCAGCAGCAGAGGAACCCCATCCAGTAAAATCTAGGTTGGGGTCAGAGTTTCCAATAGCCAGAAACACGGTTGATGCGTTTGCGTGACTGACAGCGGATGTTCCGTTTACACCTCTTGTCAGGCCGGTCAAGTCATTCCCAGACTTTCCAGAATATGTCATTAACTCTCGGTTAATCAAAATTGTACCAGTGGACGGAAACGGGCTTGCGTTAAGAACCGTAAGCGTGGTGTCTACTGCGGAGAATGTGCCGCCCTCATTTACGATCGTTTGCAAGCCACCAAGAGTACGCCCGCCATAGAGACCTGCGCCCCAACCTGTGCCACCCACAGTAGTGTTTAGACCTGTATTAATTTGATAGCTGCCAACAACACTCGCGCCACCATTACCTGTATCGGAAGCATTTGCTGGAATAACAACTGTTATTGTGTATTGATTGCTATCAATAATAGTGTCTATCTGATACTCAGCGTTAAGAACAACGGCAGAGATTGAACCGCCCAGACTAACAGCGCCGCTAAAAGTAACAAAGTCACCAGCCACAGCGCCGTGAGCTATGTCTGTTACGGTGATTGTTGTTGATCCATTGGTGGCAGAAAAAGTTACAGCACCAGCCGCAGTGGTATTGCGGATAGGGGTAATGTCAAAGAAAGCTTGGCCCTCTTCGATATAGTATTTAACTGTAGTGCCAACACCCATAAAGTTGGAACCGTCTATCGCCACCCAGTTATGGAGCCGCCTAGCAGTGCCAATAAAAGCATTGTCACTATACTTCTGCCAGCCGCCAATTTTTTCCGGGTAGCCAAGATGAAATCTGATTTTGTCCCCATCAAACCAGCCGCCCTCGTTTGAATACGAGGTGTATTCTCTGTTGACGCCGGGTCTAAATTGTAGCTTTGTTAATGGCATTATGTTTTTCTCCCGCCATAATAGTCAGACAAGCTAAGAGCGCCAGATGTAGGGATGCTTGAGTTAACGGCTGTATCCACAGCCGCGTTGTTGTACGAACTTCCGCCTACATAAACATAGATCACTGCCCAACCAGAAGATGGGGCACTTCCAGTAAACCGTATGACCTGCCCAGCACTCAGAGAAAGTGTGTTAACGGCTGAAGTGGTGGTGTTATACCCCACAGCTAGGCTATGTGATCGAACAACGCTACCGTTTGCGTACATAGTAATATTGGCTGTTCCGCTACCTTGTATGTAATAACCAACATAATACTGGTAAGTTCCGGTCTTGTTGACAGTGAAGTTTCTGTCCATAGTAATGGTACTACCGTTATCGCCCCACAAAGCCTGCGTGTAAAGCCGACCAAAAGTGTTTATCTGTGGGTCGTAGCCGCTGATGGCCGGGTATCTATAGTTAGGAGAATTGCTGCCACCAAGATTGCTAGCGGTTACGGCTTCTGAAACAGTGGTAGGAACGTATCCGTTACCACCACTTTTATAATACTCACTCAAAGAAATAGGGTTCACACCAGTAAACTCTGTCTGCAAGTCAGAAAATGATAAGGTTCCAGAAGCCGGTATCGCCATTAGACTGAACCAAATGCTGTAACATCGTTCTCGGAAGTAATGGCGCCATTAGTAGCTATTTTAGCTACTGTGCTGCCAGAATATTGAAAAATTAAATTGCCACTACCGTCCATATACACATACCAATTACCAAGTTGTATATAGTTACTGTTTGTTAGTGATATATTGAACCCATTGCCGGCTAGGTTGCCTCCAAGTTGTGGAGAGGTATCGTTCACAAGTTCGGTGCTAATACCGTTAAACTGCGACTGGATATTGCTGGTAACACCATTAAGATAGTTTAGTTCTGTTTCTGTGATAATGCTACTAGCTGCCACCTTACCATTAATATCAGAAACCAACGCTCTACTAGTTGCTAGGTTAGAACCTGTAATGGTGGTTGCGCCGCCAGTTATGGTGCTTTGTTTTGCGTTTAACTGCGTTTGAATGTTGCTGGTAACACCGTCTGTATGGTTTAGCTCCGCTGTTGTTGCGGTTATGCCGTCAAGCGTATTAAGCTCTGCGGCAGTGGCGGTGACAGTGACGTTGTTAATTTTAAGCGTGTTTGCGTTTATGTCACCTAAAACCGACAGTGAGTCAGAAATCGCTTTTACACTAGCACCCGCACCCGCACCATCTGCGTAAATAATCTTAGCATCACCGTCAGGAACAGTAACAGTAGTACCAGAGCCTTGAGTAAATACAGCCGCCTGCCCGGAGTTGTTTTGAACAAAATAAATTTTATCTTGGTCATTCGGACTGATTGTAATTGTGTTTGTGCCTGACGGCGTACCACCAAGCACAAGAACTTTATACTGCCCGTCACTTAAAGTACCGTCTGTCGTGGTGAGAGTATGCGAAGTACCGGCAAGAGTAATCGTTCCCACTCCATTTAGGGCGCGGTCAATGATATCAAAGTTATTGTTTGAGGTTGCACCCCAAGTACCCGCCTGCTCACCAGAGCCGGGTTTTTCAATACCAGAGTTGTTTGTATATGTACTAGGCATTTACACCACCTTTTGTGTCCAGATGTCTACTATACCACCAGCGTTGATCTCTGTCCACGTTCCACCTGTTGGGTTTATTTGAACCCAAGACTCTTGTGGTGATGTTGACGGAGATCCTGTCCAGATGTCCCAATAGAGACGACCATCAGTTGTTTGTATGAATACACCGCTGATTTGCAGCGGGTCTGCTTCAAAAACCCTAGAGGCAAGAGTTGCTTGCGTGAACGAAGAGTCTTGCTCTGATATACCGCCTCGAACCGCTATCCCATTTGTTGTCTGTATGAATACAGCTTCCAGTGATGCGGGGTTGTTTGTGATTGCCCCGCCAAGAGCCGATACAATAAACGCTGCTTCTTGCTCTGATATACCACTAAGGGTGCTGCTTGCAGCGCTGCTTTGGATAAACGCTGCGTCCTGCTCTGAGATGCCTGTGGCAAACCGTAGCCCCTCACTGGTTTGCAAAGTGCTAAACACCTGCCCTGATATACCGGTAGCAAAACGAGTGGCTTCACTGCTTTGAGTGAACTCAAGTGTGGCATCTATAATACCAACTAATATGCCAACAGCAATTGATGCCTTACTAGCAATGGCGTTCATTTCGGCGCTAGTAATACCGATATATGTGCCGGTCTGATTTAATGTAAAGTTGGCGTCAGAGGTGGCTGAACCCAGCGTTAAAATGCTGTGGTCTGCAATAGCCCTTTCCGATAGCGTCAACTCACCAAACATCAGTCAGCATCCGCTATGGTCAACTCGCCAGCTTCCACCTGACGCATGATTTCTGCGTAGTGGCGGTTGGTTTGGTCAATGGGAATAAACATCTCTGTGCCGTCAATGGTGGCTTTGATGCTGGAAATGTTACCATCAGAGTTATTGTAATACTGTGCGTTTGTTATTGTCGTGTTATCCATTTCTATAACTCCGCATCAAAATTCAGGAAGGCAGTACCATCATTTGGCTCTACCCAAAACACAGAAGCGGCAGCGTTGCCTGTTGCACCTTGTGATAGGATTACACCACTTATACCCGATTGTTGATAGCCAAAGGCCGCAGTAAACGTGTACAAGTTGTTTTGCCGGGTTCTCCACGTCCCTCCAGAAGCTACTGAAGGTGTTGTCCTCATTGTTGTTGGAAATATTATAGGCCAATATACACTATTAGCACCATAAGCCATAGCGATACCACCAATATTGCCATCAACTTGGTTTAGTTTTTGTGCCGCCCAGTAATACCTCTGACACCTAGCCAACTCATTGCCATAGCTGCGGTGTTCAAACGGCGTGGCTGTGTCGCCTACTTCTAGCTGGATGCCTGTCAACTCAAGATAGTTGCTTGTCGAACTTCCGAGATTAATATTACTTGGAGAAGTATGATTAGTATTTGCGTAGGTTTGCCAAGAAGTGGTACTCCAAGAACTGCTCCAACTTGAATCAGAAGAAAATGTAAAAGCCATACTAAGTCCGGTAGTATTATCATCAAATACAGTATTTGAATCGGGGGGAATTGTTACAGTCTTACGCTCCCAAGTATCCGCTGAAGTTATACTAGCCTCCCACCCAATAATCTTATTATTGGCATAATTATAAAGAAAACCACTAATAACGCCTGTTAGGTTAGATTTTACCCAAAAAGAAAGCGTTACATCTTTCGCATCAGATGTTCCATATTGAAGGATTTGACAATCTTGACCCTCAATATCATATCTTGTTCTAAAAAGATAAGAACTGGATGTTTCTGTAGCAGTGCAAGCAAATTTTAATGACTTGCTAAAGGGTATATTTTCCGAAGCAATGTCATTTTGTGTGATTGTATATTGAGCAGCCGGAGCGCCATATTCCTGAATTTTCCACCTGTCAGCAACATAAGTTTGACCTGACCCATCAGTATAGCCAGTAACACTCGTCCCCCGCTGTGCCACCTGCATCGCACCGTTGATGATGAGGTTGCGTCCTGTCAGGCCACCAGCATCTGCGCTACCACCTAAATCGGCTAGGTCTCTTGCACGGCTCATTTACTTACTCCGGCTTTGTAGGCCACACAACATCGTCAAGTGAGGTGTAGCTGTCAGTGATGTCACGCAGTGCCTGACGGTATGCTGTACGCTCGGCGCTCATTGTAAGGTCAGACGATGCCCACCAGTCGGTAGCCGCAATCAAGCGGTCACGCTCGGCGCGCAACAGCTTCAAAGGCTCCGCTGCATTAAGCTCGGTTAGCTTTGCGTTGACGGTTGCCCAGCTACATCCCCAGTCAGCTACGTTGCTGCTTTCGATTGCTGAACCATTAGCGTCTGCTCCGGTGACTTTACGGAACATCTCGTTGAATTCTGCTTCATTTGTTGGCTCACCACGCAACACCCATTCGGTGATGCCTAGTTCGGTCAGAGCCTCTGATATTGATGCCATTTTGTTTTTACTCCTATTAAAGTGCGCTGACTAAAAAGCAGTCATGGCGCGTGTATGAAAGCAGATTATCACTACCTGCAACGCTGTCATAAATGTACGCTTCTGCACCCAGATAATCAGTGGTTCCGTTCATAGGGATTAACGCTTGGGTAGTGCAGGTAAGGTCATCGCCATAAGATTCACTCGCAAGCCAAATGACGTTTTCAGCATATACGCTTCCATTCTTTGTTAATCTTGCACCCACTGCGCGTATAGTTCCCGACCCAGATGCAGTGATTAAAGTGCAAAAATAGTAGCCCGCAACATTTGGTTGCCATCTTTCGTTTGCACTGTCCCAAGTGCTGGTGTTGTCCGCTTGGACAGTTGCGTGTGTAGACCAATCAATTCCTGTCCAAACACCACTAGAAATGCTTTGTGTACCCGACCACGCCCCAATTGACAAAACAGGCACTTTTGGCGTAACGATACCGCTGCTGTTAATCGTCAGCGCGGTGTTGCTGTTCGTTGGGTCTTGGATCTCGGAGACTTTCAATATCGAGGTCATTGAGCGATCTCCGTTACCATAACTATTCTATTATCCGAACTTGACCAAGCGTTGTTTAGTGTTCCCCCAGAGTTTACTTGCACTTGAAATTGTAGTCGCATTGAACTTGTTGTCCCGGCTGTGTTCGCGTGAAGAAATGGATAGTCAAGCATTGTATTTACAGGCTGGTTATATGAAGAACTACCCATATAGTTGTTACTGCTCCATTGTGTGTCGCCATTATTTGAATCTACAATCCTAAATCTGCCATAGGCATTAGCATTGTCTAATAGTAGGGTAATTGTAGTTTGCCAAACTAAGATACTGTTGGAGAATTTTGGCGTTATATCTACATACCAATCGGTTACATCTGTCATAGAACTACTAGTAGTAGTAAATCCATTGTTTGGTACAGCGCGATATTGAACCTGAACCACATGACCCGGAATCTGCACACCGTTGCCGCTGGTCTTCTCGTTAATGGTATCGACATAGAGCGTACTCATTGTGCAATCTCCATAACGGTCAATGAGTATGTAAAGAATCTCGGAGTCATAGTGTCTACTAATTCGTTATATGAATACCCTTTGAGCTTTATATCAAAAGAGCTTCCAGTAGGAACCTCTACGGTTTTTGAAATTGTTGTATCTGGCGGGTATGCCGGATATACAAGAGCGCCATCATACCACGGGTAAGCGCCAAAACCGTGGTTAATGCCATTAACTTCAAAAATAATACCAAAAGCACCCCTCACTGTTTCGGAACTATTAGAGGTAAACCCGCTGGTTCCAAGTAAAACAATTTTATTTGAAGAGGATATTGGGGTGTATGAAATTGTTAAAAGGTCGGCATAAATTCTGCCAGTACCACTATTAGCAATAGCGATTGTGGTGTCTCCAAAAGAATTTTGCATCTGAACCACACTACCCGCTGGCAGTGTCGCACCATTCGGAAACGATGGCTTGCCTGTGCTTGCGTCAATCGTGACAGCAGACGTACCCGCCGCATTATTGATTTGGTCTACATTTAATATAGAAGCCATCTATGCCTCACAGTATTGTTAAGTTGCCGTCAACCGTGATTGTGGCTGATGGGTCTATGGTCAGTGGGCCAATAGCCAGCGCATTTTCTGCCGTGGCAATTGTCGTGTTCTGCGTAACCGTCTGGTTGTTGGTGCGGAACACAGCCGTATGTACCTTCGTTACTGTCGTCTGGAAGTTCGGCGCGGTTATGCCGCCAGCAAAAGTTCCCCCAGTTGACGCTGCCACCACATCCGCAAAGGTCTGGGCGCGGTAGGCTATAATTACAATCTCGTCATTCAGTGTAGCGCCAGTGGCTAAAGTAACCGTGTCGCCGTTGCTGATAGTATAGTCTGTTTCGTCCAGATGCACACCGTTTAAAAACACATCTACAACAGGGCCGCTAAACGCCAGAATGGCGCTGTTAATGTCCGCACCAGTAAAGACTGTCTGGCTGGCTGTAGCCACATACTTAAACCGGATGACGTTGGTGTAGCTAGATGGCGTGTCAATAGAACGCCCAAGGTAGCGCACCATAATCACATCACCGTTAGCCGGTGCGGCGCTAAAGGCTAGGGTGTTGCCGGATGCCGTATATGCAGCCGAGGCCCCCGGTTCTTGAACCACGTTGCCGATAGTGACTATGATTGACTCACCGTCTGGAACAGTCTGGGTCAGGCCAAACGAGGTCGTTGACCCATCGCCCGTAAAGCGCTGGGAAGCTACCGTTCCATAATTTGGCTCTGATCCTATGTATGCCATTAATCAGCTTCCTGTATAGTTAATTCACCCGCTTCAACCTGACGCGAGATTTCGGCGTAGTGACGGTTGGCTGGGTCAAGAGGTACTGACACCCGGATACCGTCAATGGTTGCGTTGATGGAGCAGTTGTTGCCTTCAAAGTCTACGGAGTAAACCGCCGATTCAATGTTTATTTCATTCATCGTTATAACTCCGCATCAAAGGCAATGTTGTTACTGGATTCGAAGTACAACCAACATTGGTTGCTACCCGCGCTCCCAGTCGCTGTATGGGTTAAACACGCCCCCCATGTAGTAGAGTACTGCATTGTGCTAACACTTACTGTATGTGTGTTTGAACCGGGGGTTATGGCGGTGAAATTAGCTAAATGAATAACGGATGGGGTCGCCCTTTTTTCTACTTTAAAGGCTATGCCGCTGTTCCACGCAGTCGTATTGGAAGAAGTGCCGCCTACAATACCAGCGCCACATTTTTCATAATACCTCTGACACAACGACAGTTCCTCGCCATAGCTGCGGTGTTCAAACGGCGTGGCTGTATCGCCTACTTCAAATTGAACGCCTGTAAGTTGCCATGTTGCATTAAGAGTTGTTCCCACAGCGTTTGATTGGTTTGCTCCCGCCCAAGCAGGCCCAGAATATGCTGCCCACGATCCTGTAACAGGGGTTCCACTATAAGCACTCCCCGCCGCTAAGTTCCAAGTAAATTGTAGTCCGGGACCATTGTCATTGGCAAAATTGTTGCCGCCTGTATCTCCTATTACAGTTATTATCTTTTTTTCCCATGTGTTAGCAGAGTCTATTGTATACTCTTTTGGAAGGTGTCTGTTTGAATCCATATTATATACATTAACGGTAAAAGTTCCTGTCACAGAAGATTTTACCCAAAAAGATAAAGTGCCAGTTTTTGCATCAACTGATCCATAATTTAAATGTGTAACATTTTGTGCCTCAATAACATGCCTTACATCAAAAAGTTCACTAGCGTCAATTGCTGATTCTGCGGTTGTTGTTGTCCACTTTCCAGAATATGAAAAACCTGTAGGAGCATCTGTGACTTGCGTCCAAGTTCCAACAAATTGATCAGCGTCATATGCTTCAGTCTTAAATCTATCTATTGAAGCATAATTTGGATTACCTGTTGAAATAGACCCACTCGTACCCCGCTGTGCCACCTGCATCGCACCATTGATGATGAGATTCCTGTGCGTAAGCACCTGATCCGTTACCTTTGGTACGGTAACGGCATCGTCTGCAATACTGTTTGTATTAATGGTGCTTATCGGCATCTGTTTACTCCGGTGAAACCTGCGCGGCTAAATGCGCGGCGTATGCTTCTTTTATAGCATCTGTATGCACAGCGGTGCAAATAGCTCGAACCTCGGCGCTCTCACCTGTGATATCAGTGTCAGGGGCTACAACGTGCCGATGAAAGCTACGGCTAATCTCAACGCCGTCCCGCTTGATAACCGTTGCAGTGCGTACTTGAACGTGCTTGTAGTCGCCTACGATTTCGATTTTGTCTTGTTGTGTTTCTTCTGTTAATGCCATTTTTATCTCCTATGGATGGACTGTCCGACCTGATAATCCAATCAGGTTATTATGTTCGTTGCCATTGAACCCAAAAATCTATTCTATGTCCAGACGCATCTGCGTTTGAAAAACCAGACGCATTTCCCCAGTAGAAAATAATGTTAGAGCCACTATTATTTACCATAGGTGAAAGGTCTGGAAATGAACTACTGGATATAGTGCTATACCCCAGCACACCTGTTCCAGCAAAGAAACCACCAATATTTGAACTAAACGGTAGAGAAAGTTGTAAACTATTACTATTTGAGTTTGATGGAACATTTATTGAAGCCTGAAAGTTCACTATCGAACCTATTTTCACATAATAAGAACGGTTCGTTATAATACTCAGACCAGCACCAGAAAGGTCAGTCACATTGTGAGTACCCTCCTCATAGTCATCCAGCGTATTGCTTGTGATAGGGGAAGGGCCACCAGTGCCAAAGACTACACCGCCAGAGATGTAGAGGTCTTTCCAACGAAGGGTGCTTTCTCCCAAATCAATGGTAGCATCTACATTTGAACTATTTTTATGTGGGAATATTGCATTAGTTCCAAATTCAATTCCTGAATGAGCTGAGTTACCTTGTATTCTTAGGTTGTCGCCGTTATTGACCCCAATATCACCCACAGTGGTGCCGCTTTTCTGGAAGTCTACAATGCTGCCATCACTCGTAGCCCTGTCAAAAGTAGCTACTGTGGCTCCATTTTTGTCTACTGTTATTCCGTCACTAAATGTACCTGTCGTAGCGGCAAGCGGATTTCCCGAATCATGCTCTAAGCGGCGCGTTACCTCTGCCAAGCCGCGATAGATAACATAGATGTTACCTGTGCCAGATGAGGGCGCGGCGTCAAAGGTCAGGGTCGTACCAGTTGCTGTGTACGACTTGCCAACTCCCGGCTCCTGCTGAATGTTGTTAACAAACACTTCTAGGTCTTCAGGCACGTTTACGGCGCGGTTAAGCGTAAACACGGTCTGCGAACCAGTGCCGTTAAAATACTGACTTGTTGTCTTGGTTAATGCTTGCTGAACTGGAGTGCCTATGTATCCCATTATTTACTCCGGTAAGTTGGCTTCTGCTTCGGCGTTACGCTGCTCGGCGGTCTTAACCCACCCGCGTGTAAATGCGTCAGCCACGATAAGTTCACGAGTAGCTGGAATCTGCACCCCCTCATCTAGCGCACGGTTAGTGTAGATAGATACAATTTCGTCATTGGCAATCCTTGCACGTTCAGTCACTGCGTTCTCAGCCCAATCAGACGGAGACAATGCAGCGTATTCTAAGCCTTTGAACTGAGTATCTGTCAGTTCGATTGTGATTGTTTGTGTCATTGTTTTTACTCCGTTGAGTTAACCGATTAGAAACCCAGTGAATTGAGTTTCATCTGCCCCGCCATAATATTGCAACCCACCACCTGAATATGTAACTTGAATAGAATCGCCGGCGGCTAACGATATCATCGTGGTCATAGAAGATGTTTTATCTCCATCACTATTTCCTTGCATATAAGCATATCCGTGGTTATATGAGCCGTTTACTACGAACCTTGGGTAGCCATCAGCACTTGTGTTGTTATCAAAATAAATATGCAGAGTAAAAAGGTATCGCCCTGCTATTGGCGCAGTAAATAGGTAAGTTGATGTATTGAAATGACCACCTGTATTTACTTTTGCAGAAGTAAAGGGAATTGGACTAGTTGTTTGATAGCCCCCTGAAGCCTGCGCACAAAACGCTGGCTGATACGGCATAGTCACACGGCCTGAACTGTCAATCGCAAGGACATTATTACCGCCACCACTCCCTCCCATTCGGAAGTTATATGATGCTGTGTTGGCGTGACCTATGTAGAATGGAATATTCGGATTAGCACCGAAACCAGTGCCTAGAAAAAAACCCGTGCCATCTTCGCCAACCAGCATTTCTCCTGTTGGCCCTAGGATATAACCTGTTAAGCCAGCGTCTACTTTAATATGCCCACCTACACTAAGTGCTTGGGTTGGGTTGTTATCTCCGATGCCCACCCGATTATTTGTGCTGTCAACAACAAGCGTATTGGTGTCAACTGTGAGGTCGCTATCTACCGTAAGGGAAGCGGACTGATCTACTTGATTTTTTCCGATTTTACTTAGAGCCATCAGGTGATCTCCAGTACAGACAGGGTAACGTCAGCGGCTGATGCCTGTGAAGCTGTCACAGTAATCGAGTCGGCAGCGTTTACAACAATCTTTTGATCTCCACCTACGGCAACAAGAGCGCCCCCAACCGGAACTGGTGCGTCCTTGACGATGTAAACATTATCGCCGTCATTGTTTACAAACTGGATATCTACGGTAATCCCTGTAGACAATATGTTTGCCACGTTCATGCCGATAACTGTTGTTTCTGTGCTGGCGGGGCAAGTGTATATGGTGGCTGCGCTTGTCCCAACCGCCGTGTCTGTTACTGTTTTAAATGTATTTGCCATTTCTTACCCCAATGCTATCGCAAACGCCAGCGAGTTATCCGTGAAGTTCACAGGGGTGCCGGTTGCATCGTTAAATATCATCTTCTCTGATGGCATCGTACAAAAAATTGTACGAGTGCCTGCTGTCCAGTTAATCTTTTCGTCACCAATAGTCAGCGCCACATCGTCTGCTAGTGTTACAGCAGTATCCAGCACAATGCTTGTCTGGCTGTTTACCGTGGCGATAGTAACAACACCTGATATGCCCGTGCCACGCACACGCTGACCCACCGTTAAAGTGCCGCCTTGCACATTGTCCACAGTCACAGAGGCTGAAGCACTAACCGCGCCGTTTACATCTGCTGTAATCTTTGTGCTGCTGCTTTCAAAAATTGTGTCTCGTGACAGGGTTGTGCCGGACAAAGTGTATGTGCCAATGCCAACCTCAAAGTCCGTGCCATCCGTACAGGAGTAGTAGGTGGTGTTAGAATCACCTACATCGGCAAAAGAATCAAAACCAGTCACGGCACCGGCAAGAGTTAACGTGCCAGTGCCTGTGGTGGTTGTTGTTTCTTTAACACGGTCTTTGATTACAAGAGCCATATTACTTCAACTCGATGCTCAAGTTACCTGCGTTAATACGGAAGATATCTCCTACAGCCAGTGTTTTGTTTGCGTCTAATGCACCGACAAACAGGATGTTCGACCCGTCAAATGTAAGCACAGCATCATCTGCAAGTGTGACCGCTGTGTCTAACACAATGCTTGTCTGTGAGTTTACTGTAGCTACACGAACCACGCCGCTTGCTGCACCAGTAATACCTGTTCCAGTTACCACATCGCCTACAACAACTGTTCCGCTGTTGCCGTCCAAAGTTACGGAGGTCGATGCTGAAACAGCGCCATTCACACTAGCTGTTGCGATATTTTTATCCGCTACAAAAGCGTGAGTTACGGTATAAGCACTAGCCAAACCTGAAGCCGCTGGGTACTCAATGTTATCATCGTTAATAACACGCTGGGCGTCAGAAACAGCAACGTCAGAAACAGAGTGTGCATAATCTGTTGTTCCAGATACACCGCGTGTACAACCTGTCAGGGTATTTGTGCCATCAAAGTTAAGGGCTACATCATCCGACAAGGTAACTGCTGTGTCCAAAACAATAGCGTTCTGGTTTGTTACTGTAGCTACACGAACTGTGCCAACAATACCTGTGCCAGTTACAACCATACCAACAGTAATTGTACCGCTGTTGCCATCAACTGCTACGTTAGTAGAAGAGCTAACTGCACCGTTTACATCGGCAGTGGCAGTGGCGTCCTTGCCAGTGTATGTGATAATCTCATCGTCAATCGTTACCGAACCAGCGGCAGGAAAGGCCTCTGCGTCAGTCAGAATTAATTCTGTATCACCCTGCGCGAAAGCTACCGCTACAGTTGTGGTTGATTGTTTCCACCCTGCTGCGTTGACTTGCTGTCGTGTATAGTTAGCGTCATCTGTGTCAACCTGTACTTCGGTGACCTTCTGACCTTCCGCGTCCGTTGCTGCGGTTGCCAAGCCGACATAAATGCTGTTACCCGGCGAAGCAAAGGAAAGAGAATCATTCTTGAACAAATAGTCCAGAATTCTCCTTTCCAGATAGGTGGTTGCTGCGTTTGATGTTGCCATCGTTCCTTACTCCTGTTTAAGTGCGTGGCCTATCAGGTAGACCTCTCCTGTAGGCATCGCTATTCTCTCTAGCTTCCGCCAAATCTTTCAGCCGCTGTACTTCTTGCCCGAAACGCTGTTCGTACAACTGCATCATGTCTTGCTCACCTTTCATGTAAGTATACGCTTCAACTAACGAGCCGTAAAGCAGCGCGTTTGGTGCATTCTTACTAAGCCAACTAGTGGCGGAACCCGCGCCAGCGGTGAGACTTGCCGGGCGGTAATAGTAATGAAGTTCTACATCATATGTAAGATTTGGGGAGGGACCCAAAATAAAATTATCTACGTCAAAAATGCTATAATACTTGGGGGTCGCGGTGCTTCCGTAATCCTGACTGTACCGTTGAACAAAATTTACATCTTTGAACTCAAGAAAATCCTCGTAGTTAGCTGTGGTTATTTGCAAGGAAAACGGTGCCAAGTAATCAACCGGGACATTCAGGTATGGATCCCCAACAGTCAACTGAGAGACTGCGTTTTTGCGGAATAACTCAAGATCAACAAGTGTAAAGATGCGGTCTTCTGCGCCGCGAATAAAAATAGGCAGGTTTGCTACGAATGATGTTTCAGTGTTTTCAGTAAAATCCTGAATAGCCGTTTGTAGTTGTGTATATGTAAAACTCATTTATACCACCAATGTCACCGGGCCTGCGGTAGCCGTTCCACCGCCCCCACGTTGATTCCCTGTTGTAGCAGTTCCTGACGCTGCGGTAAATGTATAGCTACTTGTTGTAACAACTGTTATAACATACCCCGTTGCTTGCTCAATCACCGTTTTTGTAAATCCATCGAAACCAGCAGCATCCCGAAAGCGCACAATATTGCCCGTTGTTCTACCGTGACTTTTTTCAAACACAGTAATTACAGCCGTACCTTGAGCGCCACTTTGAAAAGGGTTCAGCGGTAGGAGGGACTCTACCGCTGATTCTGTTCGTTGGTCTGGGCGTGGCTCAAACAATGCCTGCGGATCTGGGCCCGGGCTAATTGGTTCTAACTGCTCATGCTTTGGCTCATACTCATCTGGGCCTACCTTAAGACCATTCCACTCTTTCACCATTTCAGCCAAACGATACCGGAACCCGGATCGATCCGAGACACCCCAAGCATTTTTCCCAGACGCATATTTTGCCATTAATTAACTCGCAAGTACTGTATGCTTGGTTGTAGTTTTAGTGGTACGCGGTCCTCATCTTCGGCTGCCGCGCGTTGGAATTCTTCTTCGTACACAGCCTTCAAAAGCTGTACCCGTTCTGGAGCTTTTTTCATAGCAACATAGTATGCCAAGCCAGAAATCATACAAGGTAAAAACCGGAATGGAGCATCTGCCGTATTTACCAGAGTATCTACATCCTGAATTCTTTTAATATAGTAATACACAAGCGTGTCCGTCGAGCTATCTGGTGTTGCCCAAAGAGTAATCTGCGGTAATGTTTGACGGTCAAAAAAGTACTGGCTTGGCCGACCTGTAGAAGTTTTGTTGGGTAAAGTCAAATACTCGCCGCGTGACATGCGACCCAACTCATAATCTGTCCCGCTTCTGCGAAGCACAACTTCTAAAAGATCTGTATAGTCCGCCGTAAATGTATAGGTTGCTGTACCTGAAGTAAGAGCTTGTGTGCCCTGCTTTACGGTCCAAAGGTTAATACCACGGTTGGCCCACTCAGCGAACATTAAGTTCATAGACCGCCGAGCAGATTTAAAGTCATAACCTGTGCGGGCTTCAATGCCACACCGCTCATACGCCTCTTCTATAATTTCTGCGACATTTAGGTCAAAGTTAGTTGAACCCGAGGTTGCCATTTACTTTTTCCTTCTTAAGGGTTTAACGCGCCTTGGTTTTCCTGCCGGCTGCCCAAGACTTTTCTTCTGCGATATTCTACTACGTTTTTCAGCGCTTGTCATTTCTGATGATGTCTTAGGGGTCTTAGCAGAAACGCGCTTGGAGGGGCGGCAATATGGAGTACCCCGTTTCTCTCCTTTGCTACGCCCACACGCTTTCCCGGTGCGAACATCCTTCCATTCTTCTTTGAACCATCTCTTAAGGGCCGCTCCCTTTTTAGTCTTTCGTACTGCCATATTTTATCCATATCTACAAAATAACTGTAAACAGAAGTATAAAGAAACCAATCGTCGCAACAACAACTGTAGAAACAAGAAC